ACGTTCAGAATCACGGCAACATTGACCGGGCTGAAGCTAATACTAATCAAGCCGGCGGTCGGGTAGGTGCTTGAGCAGGCGTAAACAGCAACGTAACTATCACCAGCCGCAACCGTCGGGTTGACGAACAATTGCTGCGTACCTGTAGACGGAGTGAAACTGACGGTCGCGACAGCGGCGGTGGCCACGGTGGCGTTGTTTTGCTGATACTTCAAAGCGACGGTGCAGCCGCTGGGCGACCCGGTGATTCCGGACTCAGTGATGTTCAAGATACCAACGCCGTTGGTGGTAGGCAACTGGATGGCACCACTGGTGTGAGTGGCAGCGGCCGACGTAGATGTGAAAAAGCTGACACCAGCCTGTTGGGTATAGGCAGCCTGTGCGATAGTCGAGTGCGGCAGCAGCAAAGCCGCCGTCAACGTGATAAAACCGAGAAACTTCTTCATTGCTGCTTTCTCCTTGGTACTTGGTTAGAGGTTGGTGGTACGTTCACGCTGCGACCTTGCTGGCAAAGCGCGAAATGAAATCCTGTTTCGTATACTGCCTGATTGCGCCCTGACTGTAAACGCGGGCCGGGAACTTGATGTCATCGAGCGAGAGAACCGGGTATACGACGCATCTACAATTCGGACATCCGCCCGGCCCGTAAGTCCCCAGCGTCGACTTCTCACCAGCCAAGGCCTCGGGTGAGGGCAGGTCATTCCAAGGAAAGATCACCTTGTCCATGAGTTTGTGACTGGGTCGGACGCGAACGTCTTCGGACGTGCTCCACGCCGCGAAGTCAATTGAAAGCTCCTCACACCGCGCCTGTGTTAGCGCCAGCGAAGTCTTAGCAGACTCGGTGCGCGCGATGAGATTCACTCGACTACGTACGAGCTCCGGGAACCTCGCCTTCATCATCTTAGCGATGGTTCCGGCACGGGCGCCGCGCTGCTGAGCTTTCGTGACTTCGTCCGTCAGTTTCTGTGCAGCCTCGAGTGGGATGGAGGAGATAAGCTTGGCGTTTTGCTGAACGATGCGACGAACCGCTTCGCCCGTCGCACCTTGCATTTCAACTTCTAACAACTTAAATAATTTTTGTGATTGCATGGACCGAGCAGCCGCGACTCTCCACGTCTTGACGTTGCCAGTATTGACCCATTTGCACATTCGCTCGGCGAGAGTCTCACTGGCGCGCTGGATGTCTTCTTGCTGACTACGCTCGGCCAACGACTGAAGCCACTGCTCCATAGTCTGTTCAGGACGCTTTGGCGTGAGTACACGATGGACGATCTGCTTGATACCTTGCTCGTAGGCCTTTTCAAGCCGCTGCGTCGGACCGAACTTCTTGGGAGGTAGTACCTTGCTCACAGTAATGCCTCCACTCAGTCGCCGAGTCAAGTAGTTCCTTCGCGGTCCAGTCGTCACGATGGAACTGGCGCGGCAGACGATCCAGTACATTCACATGTTCAACCAGCGTCTCAAGCGCGAAGAGGGCGTCGTTAAGCCGCACAGCAAGGTTGGTGTCTATCTCGACTTTAATTACGTCGCAGTTTGCCATGGTTGTACCTTAGTAGGCTTGCGCCCAGGCATCTACTTTGCGATCTCCAAACTCACCGCGCAGAATATCAGTAATCAAGCTGCCTTTAGACAGGCCGCGCAAATCACTTACTCGGTGGGAGCGTTCGTAGATCTTCTTGAGCGCATCTGTGTCCATACCGCGGTAAGCTTCGTACGCTTTTTGCACGGGAGCTCCAAGACGCTTCGCCTCCTCCATAGAAGGCCGCGCGTCCCTCCCCTTCGCCCGAGCATCCATCACGGCGTCCGGGCGCGGTGTAATTGGGCACGGTCGGTAGCCTTGGCCTTTTTAGCGGCTATCTCTTTCTTGAGTGCCGCAATATGATCATACATAACTCGCCAGCGCTGTGCCCCTTCAAACTTACCTTTGAACTTATCAGCGTGCTCTCTGAAGGATTTCTCAGCATTATGCAGAGCATCTTCGAGGTCCTTCAAACTGTACGCGTAGTCAGCCATCACTTCACCTCTCCCGTCACTGCCTTCATCTTCATGTAGTAGTTATCGCTCATCCACACATACCTAAAGATTCCGCCCCTACTGCCAATGCCAAACTTCTGCTTCAGCAAATGGCCCTTGACGAGCTTCAAGTGAAGGACACCTTCCACCGCGTTTGGAACTGCCCCGCGCAGCTTCTCAAGTACCAGGTTCATGTACTCGTGGGGCCGCAGCGACTGCTTCCAGGCTAGGCCGACCTCTTGAGCTGACATGACGATAGCAACAGGGGTCTCACCGTCGATAACCGGTACGCGCATTGTCTGCTGCCCGCCAGTGGCCGGGTCAGGTTTGTGCATCCGCTCGCCCCAAGGGCGGGGAGTTTGAAGTTCAAGGGCAGTAGACATAGCTAGGCAAGCTCCACACAGCCGGATTTGGTTACACGAACGGAGACCAGCGATACTTCGTTCAACAGACGTTCCAGCTCAGCGCGACGTTCTTCGGACATAGTTCAAATCTCCTTGCAAGATAGAAAAGAACCGCGACGACCGTGATACGGGGACAGTCGTCGCGGTGGAGGAAAGCTAAACGTACCGCAGCCATTCTTTCTTGGCATGCGTCAGGTAATCTTCCAATGCGTGGTGGTTCATGAACACGGTGATACGGTTAGCGCGCTCCAACGCTTCTACGATGGAGTCAACTCGACCAGCGTCGGCCTGTGCCCGTCGCGTGAGCCATGGGATGGCGCTGGAGCCCACAAGCGGCACGCCCATGCTGACAGCGTCAGCGGAGACGATGTTGAAACTCTCACTAAGCGACACCTGCATACAAACGTCCATCTCGGCCACCAGTTCCAAGAACTCAGACCGCGGCAGCCAAGGGTGCAGCACTAATTGATCGCCCAACAGCGCTTTGATATTCTTCAGGTTGTTTGATCCGCGCTGCTCAACGCGCTCACCATTCATGTGGAACTTCAAAGGACGGTGTAACTTGTGTGCCCATTGCAAAGCGGCGACGGCCTGAATCAACTGGTTTTTCAATGGCCTGATAGCGCCGAAGCACCCTACCTGAAGCGTGGCCTGATGAACCGGTTTCTCAGAGCGCGGTTTGCTTAGCGGGTAGTAATTCGGCAGCCAGATGGCGGGAGTTACACCATGCATGTCATCAGCGGTTTGCGCAGAGTTAAAGGCCAGGTCAGCATTCTTATATGCCAACAACCATTCCATCGCACAACCCTCTTGCGCCAAGAATGGTAGCTCACTATGCACACGGATGGTCCACCGTACGGTAGAGTGCAGCCTTTGCAGTTCAGCCAGCTTATCAGGCGTTACCCACAGTGCCTCTAGCACTACGTGCTCAGGTCGCAGCTGCGCAACCACAGCATCGATACTGTTAGCGTCCACTACCTCTACCAGCTTGGCACGTCGGCCTTCAGATAACAGCATATCCACTACGAAAAGCGTCGAACTTCGCAGGCCGTTTGACGTGGCGTGCGTGCCGTCGTAATCGTAGGCTTTCTTCAACAGAAACAGAATCATCGTTACCACTTCCTAGGTTTCGGACGGTAAGTATTAAGATCGTAATTCTTAGACTCTGGCTCGGAGGATTTTGTCGCCTCATACCAAGCCAAGAGCGCAGCAAGCAATAAGCCGACAGTCAGCGGCTTTACGTCTTTAGCTCTCTTCACACCGCCTCCTGGTGGAACCTGGCGGCTCGTCACCACGTCCTTAGGCCTTCGGACATAGGTTTACCCGTCTTAGCCGCTAGAGACGCGTTACGACGTCAATCGCCACTCATTTTGGAAGACGTCATTGACAATGTACCGGCCGGCGTCTGGACAGTGGTCATTCTTCTTCACTACCTGCTCAGTACCGTTGTCAGCTTTTTTCTTATCCCATGCATATGACTGCATTTGTACCGGGCTATGGGGACAGCGGACGCGGTGGAAGCGAAGTTTGTTCTGTGACAAAACGGACGATACGCGACGAATGCCGTACGTCATCACGTCGTTATCACACTCAACAACCCAGAACCCGCGTCGTATCAACTCGGCACGAAAACTAGCAGCCGACGGGTCGATGACGATCTTCGGCGTCTGCTGGCACTTAGAGTCGCGAATGAACGTTTCCATGTCATCTGCAAGTTCGCCGTCCGTCTTCTGGCGGTTTTCCTTAGCACTGTCCCAGTAATATTCATTGTCGATCCACACTACGCGGCTGTCATCAATGCCATCAAGAAACACGGTAGGGTTGGTTGTACCATAATCCACGCCGATGATGTGGTCGGTGTAGCCCGTAGTTCCACCTGGGCTGTACAACCCAACGGGCCGCGTACGGTCGTCGTACAGGTTTTCGTCAGTCCACGCACCAGCATACACCGCACCGGACGCCATGGCCCATTGGCCTAGAATCATGCGCTTGTAGAACACACCGGTATAGAGTTGCTTCTGATCTTCTACGTAGCCAGGATCGAGGTTGGGATTATCTTCCATGGTCCAAGTCTCGGACCACAGTATGTCCTTCAACTTTGGGTTGTCTAAATAATCGACCTTTAGCCAGTGGAATGGAGAATCAGCGTTGGTAGACCCGTAGAGCCGCGCGCCTGGCGGTGACATTCTGGTAAGAAGCATCTGCCAGTAGCTAAGGGGCATAAGCGACACTTCATCACATACCGCTGCACCGATAGTAGCACCGCGGAGGAACTTCTCAGAACCTTCGTCCTTAGCGCCCATCACTTTCCAGAGAGTTTTGAAGAGTCTAAGCTCTCCGGACTGAGCATTGTAGTGAACGTTGCGCTCGCCGATCAGCTCAAACAGGTCATCAAGAATGTTGGTCTTGATATTGTCCTTGGATGCGCCTGTAATGAACCTGCGGCCTGCAATGGGATACTCGCAAAGGTAAAGTATCTTGCTGTGCAGTGCCCACGTCTTTCCACTTCTGACAGACCCTACAAGCAAGTTGATCTTTTTGTCTTGCTCAGGTGGTCTTAGCGCGAAGCGCTCAGGGCGTTTGCCATAGTTCAGCTTAGGAGGCATCCTCGATCTCCTTGCTGCGAGCACGGAATTGATTGAGCAACTCTTGGAGTGCGTCGTTGCCGTCTGCCTCGAGAGGTTGGACGCCGTACTTCTTTGGGCGCTGCTTAGCAAGCAACCACTTATCAGTTTCGATGATCAATCGTGTACGGTCAACGTTATCGCTCTTACGAACTTCGGTAGAGCCGCCGTCCTTGCCGCCGACGCGCTCAACAGTGACCTCACCAATCAAAGGAGTGCGTGCCAGCGCCCGTAGCTTCTCAGCTTGCAAATCAAACTGAATATCGCGACTACGCGCGTAAAATCTGTCTAATTCTACGTGAGCGCGTAGCCATTCATAGAACGTAAACACCGTCGGCATGGTCGGATCTGCGTTCAGTATATTGAGCGTCATGTCAGGGTTGGTGGCAAACTGTAAGCACACCTTACGCGCCAGGTCCTCGTCGTATTCAGTAGGACGCGGCTTATCACCATCATGCACCACCAAGACATTTGAGCCTCTGGCATTGAGCTTTACTACAGGTTTCCTTGCACGACGTTCTGCCAGTATCTCTGCCTGCGCCTGCCGATACGCGGCAGAATTCGCAGCCTTATTATGGTGACCACCGCTTCTCTTCGTCACCGCCTTCGCAGCAGGAATGGGCGGCACGCCCTTATTCTGCTTCTTGGCGGGTGTAGCCATGGTTACAACTCCTTATTCGGTGGTACGGCTTGCCCGTCCGTACGATGGTGGCCCTGTCCGGCCTGAGTGTGCACCTCTGCACGTACCGACTCAAAAGTCGGCGGCGGCGGACTAACTTAATTGCCACTCCCTAACCACGAATGGGCACGAGTCGTTAAGACTCGTGCCCATCACAAATCTTCATCGCGATCTAGTATTACCCCATGTTCGCATTCCCATCAACTTAGAACCATCTGGCATTGAGGTGGGAACGGGCATCCACATAGAAACTTCTCCGCTTAGCGTGACCATCGACACTGGCTTCTTCTCAGACTCAGTGGGTCCGACCATCAGAAACCGGTATTTACCGGCTTTGGCACCTTCCAGCGCTTTGTTCATTGAGATGTGGATGTGTGATTTTTTACAGCAAGGCCAGTGGCCCCAGTTTTCTAGTCTTCCAGCCTCTGCGGAATTCAACACACAAACATCCAACGCGACTCTCCAGGTACGACACGACCGAGTATCTGAACGTTGGCCCGGAGTCTTTCATCCGGTAGCGCAAGGTTCAAGTCGTTCAGGACTTAAACCCCACTGTGTATAGCACTGACCAAGGCATGCGTGCAGAGTTGACCAGCACGCGTTTTATTATAACCTACCCGCGCTTTGTGGGTGAACCTCCACTCCACTCAAGTCAGGTGAAGGCACGAAGTCCTTAGTTTTCAGTCACTTACTCGAATTTGTGGATTAACTGGAACAGTTTTGAGTGAAGCTAAAACCTTTGAAATCTTGGTCTTACTCTAATACTCATAATATTTTTTACTTAACTTAAAATAAATGTATGTAATATATATATACTTAATAGTAGTATGAAAATTTCGTATTATAGAGAGAATTCACTTGTTCTTGATACTCTGAGCTTTAAGTACGTGTCACATTTTAACCGACTTAAAAATGTTAGTTTACTCTTTACGTTCGAGTACTGAGTGCCTTGTTGTACCCGGTTAA